TTCATTAAATAAACTCAACCAAAAGTCTAGCGGACCTGGACCTGATGAAAGATTTTGGAAACCCGAAGTCGATAAAGCAGGTAATGGTTATGCTGTGATTAGGTTCTTACCAGAACCAGAGGGCGAGGATGTACCATTTGTTAGACTATGGGATCATGGATTCCAAGGTCCTGGTGGATGGTTTATTGAAAACTCATTGACCACTCTTGGTCAAAAAGATCCAGTATCTGAATATAACTCCATGTTATGGAATTCAGGTATTGATGCTAATAAAGAAAAAGCTAGAAAGCAAAAGCGAAGACTGTCTTTTATTTCTAACATCTATGTTATCAAAGATCCAACTAATCCAGAAAACGAAGGAAAAGTTTTCCTTTACAAGTATGGTAAAAAGATATTTGACAAACTTAACGAGGCTATGAATCCTCAGTTCGAAGATGAAAAACCAGTAAACCCATTTGATCTTTGGGAAGGTGCTGACTTCAAATTGAAGATTAGAAACGTCGAGGGATATAGAAACTATGATAAGTCTGAGCTAGATGTTCCAGCTCCTTTATTTGACGAAGATGAGCAATTAGAGTCTACTTGGAAATCACAGTACAAGCTACAAGAGTTTGTAGATCCTTCAAACTTTAAAACTTATGAAGAGCTTCAAACAAAGCTCAATAGAGTATTAGGTTTAGATGGAGCTGCTCCTAGCACAACAGCTGAGAGTAACTTTGATGCTGAACCACCAGCAGAGATTCCATCAGCTCCTCCAGCTGCTCAACCAGAGCTAGCTTCGGATGATGATGAGTCTTTGGATTTCTTTAAGAAATTAGCGCAAGACTAATTTATGTTGGGTCTAGCTGGGTTCTGCTCCGCTAGACTCACCTACTCTATTCTTTAGAGAATTTTCCCCACCGCTACTTGTATTATATGTAACTGATGGTGAGCTTACGTTCACAGGTGCATTTGTTGTAGATGCACTTAGAACTGGACCTGACATATGTCCACCACGATATGCGTCTCTCTGAGCTTGTAACTCTTCTGAGCCAGACATTAAACCAGAACCTTTTATACTTCCAATATCATTCATTACAACTGCAGCTTCTGACAACTGTGCTGTGTCTGCTGCTTGTTGATTCATTAGAGCTTGTGTAGTGAATGCTTCTACTTCAGGATGATTAATAACTAATGATTTATTATCAGGATCTCTTACAGTATATTGTCCTTTTTTATTTACTCCTGTAATAGTATACTCGTCATGATGTACACCTATACCTTGATCATTAAACTTTCCAAATCCTTTTATCTTTACAGGATAGATTGAATCATCAACACCTATACCAGCCGAACTACCATCACCAGTTATCTCTTCAGCTTTCTTTTCTGCCGATGCAACTTCGTTATCTGTAGGATTCATTTTTTCAGCATCAACTGGCTCTTCGCCACCTTCAGGAACAGGAGGTGCACCTTCACCTGAACCAAAATTCATTACAGCATTAAATGCATCTATGAATCCTTCTTTAGGAGATTTGCCACCGGGAACTAGTGCCGCAATACCTCCAGCAATACCTGCTGCTAAAGCCACTGGGAATTTAAGTATCTTAAACGCAATACCAGTCATAAATTTTATTACACTAAACACAGCATCTATAATACCACCAAATGAGAAATCAATGCCTTGAAGTTTTTCTTTTACACCTTCAAATCCAAACAGCCCTGCTATCCATCCTATCAAATCAAAGATCAAATTTACAGGGGCAGCAATTAAGAAGTCTAAAAAGCCTGTTAATGCTCCAGCTATACCGCCCATAAGTTTTTCTAAAAAGTTTCCTTCTGTATTTGCAAAGCCTTCAAAGAATCCTTGTATAGATTTAAAAATACTGAATATAACTAATAATGGAGCAAATATTCTGCTTACAAGTCCCATTACTTTTCCAGCTATACCGATTATTGATTTAAAAAATTGAAATATAGGCTTTACAATTTTAAACATCCTTCCAAAGAAAGATCCAATAGACTTAAAGAACTGTCCGATTCGTGCAAATCCTGCAGCTAGTTTACCACCACTAAATGTTGTTTTGAGATTTTTGAAAAAGTTTATAAAGAAGTTTCCAATCTTAGCTATAAAGCCTCTAAAGAACACCATCTTTAAAGCCTTAAGCCATCCAACAAACAATCCAGCAAATAGACCTAATAATCCTCCAAGCATCTTGGCTATCAAACTACCTGCTTGTTTATCTGATTTACTTTCTGGCTTACCTGTTTGACCTTGTCCGGTTGCACCGCCACCTGTGTCTGGAACATCCTCTAAAACATCTTCTGACTCTTCTCGTTCTGCATCTGCTAAAACTTCTGTTTGATCAGCAGTCTCTTTTGTTGCATCTCTAATTTCTGTAAGAAGAGTAATTACTTCAGCATCATTACCTAATCCTTCTGATTCTGCATCTGGTACATCTTGTACTAATGCCTCTGCTTCAGCATCAGCCATTTGTTCAAAGTCAAGCTCAGCTTTAGCTACTAAGTCTCCTAAGTATTGTTGAGACTGTCTTGTACTTACTTTTATTGCGTTTAGATGATCGTTAGTTTGTTTTGTGTTTAATTGAACTTGATTCATTATCCCACTAACAAGTACCTTGAGCTCGTTCATTACGTTCTCAATGTTTTCGTTTTGCTTGTTAGCAGGAAGTGCCATTACTTGTCTCCGTTAAAAGACTTACTTGATTTTGATGTACCAGCATATAGACCAAACCATGCTGCACCAGCACCAACTATGATACTGATTAGACCTGATTGTTCTAATGTTGGATCTTCTAATCCCATGAACCACATGGTTGCATAGTATAGAAGAAATATATAAACACTTAAAAATGCTCTAGGGAATATTCTCCATGCATCAATTGCTTGTGCTAAGAATATCCATTTTTGATATGGATTTAATCCGCTGTTAACTGTATTAGTATCTACTTCTAATTCGATTTGTATTTTTTTCTTTTCTGGCTCAGCCATTACTTTATACTCCTATTCATCTTCTGATTTTGAGCGTCCATTCTTTCTTTCTCTTTTTGAAGATGCTCTTGCAACATCGAAACATAGATATCCCTTTCATAGGGTATCAGATTTTCAATTTCTGTTATACTATATTTATGATGCTGAACCAGTGCAAAAACAGTTTGATAATAGTTTGCGAGCGAATTATGGCTCAGCAATATTAAAAAAAATCGCTTACTCCATTGAGTACAATTTTTCTTTTATTATCCATTTTGTTTGTATAGTTGAGTTCGTATGTAAGTCTTGGCAAAGTATCAAAAAATTCTTTTAACTTTTCAAATCTTTTTATATCAAAACCTTTTACAAAATCAATTGCCTCTTTTACAGTAAAGTCATCATAAACATTTTCTTTATCATAAACCTTAACTAGACATCCAGCTATAAGTTTAAAAATTTCTTCATTGTCTACGTCACCTTCACCAAGCGACATTCCAGCTTTAGTCATAAGTCCAATATCTGGATCTCTTAACTCAATAGTCAGATTGTCGTCTAACTCAATTTCATTTGCATGATCAGGATAGATAGTAGGTTCAAGTTCTTCTAAATCTACATTGAACTTATAAAGCTCATTATCTTCCTTATCTCTATATTGAAGTTCAACTACATTTTGTATTGATTTAGCTCTAAGTTGTATAAAGAGCATTTCTAAATCAACCGCTGGTAGCGATTCAATATCTAATTCTTCGGGTGTTATTACAACATTACTAATAACCTGCTTCATAGCATTTATTTGTTGAGCAACACTTGATTCCTTTCCAACCAATAATAATTTTTCTTCTTTAACTAAGAACGATCTAAAAGTTATTGGTATTTGTGAAACAGGTAATGTATACTCATACGTAGGTGTATCAATTTTTGGTAAAGCCATTATATTTCTCCATTATTTAACTTTTCCCACCTAGTGCTCCTAGGAAGGTCTGTGCATTACTTACTATATTTATAGCATCTCCTACATTGTTAGGAGTACTCATAGTTGAGATTAAAGACTGTCCAGCAGTTCCTAATCTTATCAATCTTTCAAACCCGCCTAGAGCTCTATCGCTTGCAGGGTCAGGTCCATCTTGTAAATCTGTAGTCCAGTATCTTAATTGAAAGTTTACCTGAACTCTTGCGAACTCATCGTTCTGAGCCCATCCAACTGTAACATCACCAAGTACGTTTGGCCATACTTCATAGGCGGTTAAAGTTAAAATTTTATTAGCAGAAACATCATACGTTGCTATGTCCATCCTAGCAATATAGTTATCTCTGTAATATTGCTCACCATATAAAGCTCCGCCTTTTTCAGAATTAATCGAACGTGCATCCATATTGACAATATTGGTTACCCATGTTTGAAAGAAGTTTAAATTTTTTCCATTTTGATCTAGCATAAAACTTGCTGATATTTCTGACGGTAACATTCTACCAGGTCTTCTATCAAAAGTACCAATACCTAATCTAGTTATGTCAGCGGGGTTAATGGTAACACCCGGAATATTAACTGCATCACAGAAAAATTGTAATTGCTCAGCTTGATCACTTATCCATGTCCATCCTGGTCCTGGATAAATAGTTACAACGTATCTATTAGCACG